CCGTGGCCTGAAATGAAAAAAATTATTCAATATATTCAACAAATACCAGACAGTAACGGCGAAAAATTCATAGAGTTGACAAAACATTTTGATTCCATACGCAAGGAAAACTTATCAGATTCTCATCCCGAGATTGCAAAAGCAATGGGATATAAAGTATAATAAATGAATATGTTTAAAATAAAAAACTTAACTGTGAAAAATTTCATGAGCGTAGGTAACGCTACACAAGGAATCGATTTTGATCGTAACGATTTAACTCTTGTGTTAGGTGAAAATTTAGACCTAGGTGGAGACGACAGCGGTGCTCGTAATGGCACTGGCAAAACTACTATTATTAATGCGTTGAGCTATAGTCTATTCGGTCAAGCGTTAACTAATATTAAAAAAGACAATTTAATTAATAAAACTAACAGCAAACACATGTTAGTTACTATTGATTTTGAATCTGAAGGTCGTCGGTATAGAATTGAACGGGGGCGTAAGCCAAATGTACTAAAGTTCTACGTAGACGATGAAGAATTGGAAACTAAAGACGATAACAGTCAGGGCGACAGTCGAGAAACACAATTAGAAATTGAACGACTGTTAAACATGAGCCACGACATGTTCAAACACATTGTTGCTCTAAATACATATACAGAACCATTTTTAAGTTTAAAAGCCAACGATCAAAGAACTATCATTGAACAATTGTTGGGTATCACTGTGCTGTCAGAAAAAGCCGAAGCCCTTAAAGAGCAAAACAAATCCACTAAAGAAGCAATTCAACAGGAAGAATTTCGAATTAAAGCTGTTGGCGATGCAAACAAACGAATTCAAGATCAAATTGATGCGCTGATTCGTCGACAGACATTGTGGACTAATAAACACAATGATGATATCGCATCATTACAAGTAGCATATGACCAGCTTGCAGAATTAGACATAGAGGCTGAGTTAGATGCTCATAAAAAGCTAGTCGAATATAATACAAAAAGTAAACAAATAGCTGATCTTAAAACTTTGGTTAAACGATGCGAACAAGATGAGGCCAGGGAAACCAAGGACATCGAAAAGCTTAAAAAAGAAATTGTAGCTTTAGAAAATCATACTTGTCATAGTTGTGGACAATCATTTCATGATACCAAACAAGTAATTGTGTTGGAAGAAAAACAAAAAACACTGCAAGAAACTGCATTGCAAGCACTGTCTACTAATACACAATTGCTAGAAAACCAAGAAGCTCTTAATAAACTAGGAGATCTGGGACAGAAACCAGTGACATTTTATAAAGACGAAAGCGATGCCTTTGAACACCGTAGCAGCATGGCATCTGTGCTTACACAATTAAATTCTAAGCAGTCAGAACAAGACCCGTACACAGATCAAATTAATGATATGAAGGAAACGGCTGTTGAAGAAATAAATTATGATTTTATGAATTCGTTGGTGCGAATCAAAGATCATCAAGATTTTTTACTTAAGTTGTTAACTAATAAAGATAGTTTTATTCGTAAAAAGATCATAGATCAGAATCTAAGCTACTTAAATGCAAGATTGGGATTTTACTTAGATAAAATTGGCCTACCTCATACTGTTAAATTTAACAATGATTTATCTGTTAGTATTGAAGAACTGGGTCGTGAACTAGATTTTGATAACTTAAGCAGGGGTGAACGTAACAGACTTATACTCAGCTTGAGTTGGAGTTTTCGAGACGTCTGGGAAAGTCTGTATCAACCTATTAATTTATTGTTTATCGACGAGCTAGTTGACAGCGGCATGGATGCCAGTGGTGTTGAAAACAGTTTGGCAATTTTAAAGAAAATGAGCAGGGAAAGCAATAAAAGTGTTTGGCTAGTATCACATAAGGATGAGCTAGCTGGTCGAGTTAACAATATTTTAACAGTTGTCAAAGAAAATGGCTTTACTAATTACAATACCGATGTGGAGATAGTGTAATGTTTGCAGTTATTCTGTCTGTTCCTAGAGTAGCAGCAGTACGTCCGGCGGCTGCGCCTGCGATTATTAAATCTATGCTGGCCGAAAGGAATTGTGACTCTAAAATACTAGATATTAATTTAAATTTTCATGATGAATTTAGAAATTTATATGGTGACCAACTTTATTGGTCAATTGATGAATACTTTTTTAATGATCAAAAGATACTGACTAATAAGGAACAAGAAGTTTATAATGTCTGGATAAATGAATGGATTGTTAAAATTAAAACGTGTAACCCAAAATGGTTAATGATCAGTGTGTTCAGCTGGCAAGGACAACGATTTACTAAAGATTTTTTAACTCAATGGAAAGAACAAACAGATATTCCAGTTATAGTAGGGGGTCAGGGACTAATCCGAGAAGAAAATGGTAGTTTTGCTGCAAAGCCAACATTTGCACACGATCTCAAAAAATTGGGATTAATCAACCATTGGATTCGGGGCGAAGTAGAATCTACGTTGGATTCTATTGTCAACGAAACATTTGATGCTGTTGGAGTAGACAGCGATCAATTTGCAGTTCATAGTGATGTGAATAGTCATTCATTCATGAACTTCGACGATTTTGATATTTTAAAGTATCACAGCGGATATCAACACGGCGTACTACCCATGGAAACTAGTAGGGGGTGTGTACGAAGTTGTATGTTCTGCGATATACCTACTATGCACGGCGGATTTCGTTACAAAAAAGGCCAGCGTCTATTTGATGAAATAATTTATTACCATACAAAATATCAAGTCAGAGATTATTTTTTTCATGACGCATTGTGTAATGGTAGTGTAAAAGACTTTAGAATATTTAATAAAAATTTAGTAGATTATTATCATACAAATGAGTTGCCTAATAGGTTCTTAAAGTACAGTAGTCACTATATTGTTAGATCTGAACAGCAAATGAAAGAACGCGACTTTGAATTAATGGGCAAAGCTGGCGCAGAATGTATGGTAATAGGTGTCGAATCTGGCAGTGATCGTGTACGTCAAGATATGCGTAAAGGGTTTAATGGTAAAGATTTGGATTATACAATGCAAATGTTTAGCAAATATGGCATCACTGCGTATTTTTTAATTATTGTAGGATTTCCAACCGAAACAAGAGAAGATTTTGAACAAACTTTAGATATGTTAAAACGGTATCAACCGTATGTTGCAGATGGAACTATTATTGGAGTTAATTTAGGAACCACCTTAACAATAGAAGAAGGTACACCAATTTGGACTGAATATCCTAAATTAAAAATCGTAGGCATCAATAATCAACGCCCCAGTGGCCCTGACTGGAGTTGTGAAACTAATCCGACATTAACTTACAAAGAACGCATTTTACGAAGAATTGAAGCACAAGAGTATGCAATTAAACTAGGATATACTTTTTGGAAAGGAGACGATCAGCTACGAGTTTTGATGGACAATTATAAATCTAGATTAAATCGACTTGCTGGAGTCATTCACTAATGAAATTGGAAATAGAATTTGAAGTGGGCAATAAACTAGGAACCCCTACTATTAAAATTATTATTGATGATTATGTTGTACTCTACGAAGGTGCCGCTATTGAATTATTTGAAAGAGAGTTTGATTTAAACTTGGGCGAGCACGAATTGAAGATAGTTCACTACGGTAAAACAGATGAAGATCACATATATAATCCAGACGGCTCCATTGCAGTAGATAAGTACGTTTATATAAAAAGAATTACTATCGATAAAGTTACTTTATTAGATAAAGAATTACAAAGTGGACAATTTTGGCCTGTATATAGTAAATCGTATATTGATACTATAGTTGCAAAAAATCAAGAATTGCCTAGATTTATAAGTCCAAACTTATATTTAGGACATAATGGTATTTGGAAATACACTTTTTTTAACCCGTTCGTAGAGTGGGTTATTGAAAATAGAAAACTAGGACCTAATTTAGAAAATACTATTTTTAAAACCAGCAATAATATATTAAAAGAAGCCAAAGACTTTTTCTTAAATGCGCCAGATCTTTAATTTAGACACCATCGACGAATATCAAATTGAGATAACTAGCTACTGTAATGCTGCTTGTCCACAATGCCCACGAAATAATTTAGGAACAGGCATTAATCCTTATATGCCTTTAGTGCATTTAGATCGTAATATTATTAACGATTCATTTACTACAGAACTATGCACTAATCTTAGACAGGTGTTCTTTTGCGGAAGTTATGGGGATCCAATTATGCATCCCGAGTTTTTAGATATTCTCAGTGATTTCAGACGCAAAAATCCAACACTGTGGCTGTATATACATACCAACGGCGGAGTACACGATATAAAATATTGGCAAGAAGTTGCTAAGATTTTCAACGGGTACGGTCAAATTGATTTCGGTATAGATGGACTAGAAGATACTTTACATTTGTACCGGCGCAATGTAAAATACAGCAAAGTTATAGAAAATGCAACAGCATTTATCTCTGCAGGAGGAAAGGCTCAATGGAACTTTATTGTTTTCAAACACAATGAACATCAAGTTGAAATGGTTCGACAGTTAGGCAAAGAACTAGGATTTTTTAATGTGCTTGTTCGTAAAACTGGTCGTTTCTTAAATTTTCAAAATTTAACTGAAATGGCTGCATGGCCTATTGCAAAATCAGACTTTGTCATTGAACCACCGAGTAACGATGAATACAGAAATAAAAGTATGATGTTATTGCCTACCTTAAAGAAGCAATACACAGATATAGAAGAATATTTCAAAACTACCCCCATTGAATGTGATGCATTATTAGGTAAAAAAGTTGCAATTAATGCAGAAGGATTAGTTCTTCCTTGCAATTTCTTTAATCATAATTTATACGATGCCAGATTTAGGGATAATAGCTTGCCCGGAGCAAACTCATTAAGCACTGTTGACGGTAAAAATCAAGTCAGAACATTCTTAGAATCGTATGGATTAGAAAATTTATCCATTAAACATAAGTCATTGACAGAAATTTTTGATAATGTTTTTTGGACAGATTTAATTAATTCGTTTACTAATAGTAACAGATTATTTGAGTGTGCAATGACTTGCGGAACAAAATTTACAAAAGTATGGGATCAAGGAGGATCCAAAAAATGAAAGTTTTAGTTACAGGTGGTAATAGAGGGCTTGGGTTAGAGCTGGTCAAAAACTTAAATGGCACTAGCATCAGTAGAGCAGATGGCATAGATATTACCCGAGATCATAAACAAATTGCTGAAGCCAGCTTGAATTATGATGTGTTTATCAATAATGCCTTCGATGGACCCCCACAAGAGGACTGGGCAAACTTTGCACAGACAAATGTCTATATGGCAGTATACGATACGTGGTCTGCTGCTAGAAAAAGTGGTCATATATTTAATATTGGCAGTGTAGGTATGAAGACTGTTGTTGCTCCTGAACCCCGATTTGAAACATATCGTGTAAGTAAAGCAGCGTTAGAACATGCTAGCAAGCAAGGCACTCAAGCATTTAAACAAAACAAAGTGCCTTTTAAAACAACATTAATTACGTTAGATAGACTAGATACGGAGTTATCCAGGAGTCGATCAAATTGGACTGGCAACGGAATCGGTTTAACTGACGTATATAATTTTATCAATTATGGATTAAACGTAAACTCAAATACTTGCATTGAAGAAATAACATTTTATTGTAACTTAGACTATTTGGCATAAATTAAAGTACACATCATGGAATCTCCACAAATACAATATGACTTGGTTATTCGAAGGCTCAGAGGTTGAGAATTTACCCGACAGTTGTGTTGGATTTGTATATCTTATCACAAACAAAATATCAAACAAAAAATACATTGGCAAAAAACTGGCAAAATTCAGTAAAACTACTCAAAGAACAGTAAAATTAAAAAACGGCACCAAAAAGAAAAAGAAAATTCGCTCAAAAGTCGATTCAGACTGGAGAGATTATTATGGCTCAAGTCCTGAGTTACAAACAGATGTACAAACATTGGGCTCAGACAATTTTACCAGAGAAATACTTTACTATTGTAATTCCAAAGCAATTTGTAGTTATATTGAAGCAAGAGAACAATTTACCAGGCGTGTATTAGAATCAGACGAATATTACAACGGCATAATCAATTGTCGTATCCATGGCTCCCATATAAAAAATAAATTAAGCATTTAAGACTCGCACAAGTCAATATCATGTGCCCTAGACCTGGATCTCGGATCGCAGGGATGGAAGACTCACCGTGCTAGTGAGCACTCAACCACTACCCGAAAGGATGACGATTGCCAATGCCGCAATTTGGTTGTTTGAAAAGGATTAACAGGCTAAAAAAGACGTAGCAGTGATGCTACACGGTTTATATGTATGTTAGCGTATAGATATAAACCTGCCGTTGTGATAAGAACTGAGCTCGAGGTACCGGACAACCGCCTCTGTAACTGCTTTAACGCTAATGACTGTGCTACTCGGATGAAGCATTATCATTTTTGCCCTGTGCGGGCAAAGTGTGACTGATTAATCTGGATGAAACTTATATCGCTTCGCTCTTAAGAAATAACAATAGATCACTGAGCGACAGCGAAAGTGATAGATGTGCGTAGCACATCTTTAAAGAATGATAATATTGCTGTTTTTAGAAAAAGGGCAGCCCCGTTTCCTTCGTGGTATTAATATTATCTTCGATAATACCATTAATGATTTCTCTTTCTTGAAAACTTATTTCCAAAGCTTCGCTATAAGTTATTCCACCTCTCATATGCCAACAAATTTTTAATATATTCTTCTTAAGGGCTTTTGAATCTTTGTCGAAATCTTTGATCATTTCAACGATTGATTCATTGTCTAAACTCAAAAGCCTTATGCGAAAAAACTTGCTTGCTCGAAAACTAATGGGGTTTCATAGGGTTTGTTACAGTCTTCGTGTTCACACGTTATAGGAACTTTTTTAAGTGGGCTTTGTTCTCCAAAGCTTTCTAACTTTGATTTAACTGAGTCCCACACTGTTTTATTGCAATTTTGAAAGAATTCATGAATCTG